AATGGAGACAGGCCGACAAATTCACGGCCGCGTTTTTTTAGATCGACATAGGAGCCGACCACCTCGACCAAAGGAACAGCGCCCTTGATGGCCGCAACCTCGTGGTCAATATCTGCGCGCCGCACCATCAGGTCAGGCACCCGTAGCCGGTGGCGCTATCTTGCTCGCCAGAACGGCCGCGAGAATGCCCATTGCAACCGCTGTTTGCTTTTCTGGATCGTGATGCCGAATAATTTCCTGATGAAAGAAAACGGCCTTCGGACCTTCTACGGTCAAAAGCAACTGGCCATCGTCGAAGAATTCGAGCCGCTCGGACTCAGTGTCAAAGCGAATTATGTTTGCGTAGGAAATTTCCACCGGCTCGGCCAACCTGGCCAGCTCCCGCAACCATCGGACAACATCTGCATTCGTCAAAGGCACGATGTGCGATTTGCCGTCCTCGCTCTGAAAAAATATCTCGGCAATAAACGGCCGCTTACCCGGTGCCGCACGAGGGAAAAGTCGAAGCGGACCTGTCATGCTGGCGCACCATATGCCGACTTGCGGACAGCGCCGGCCTCGATCAGCGCTAACATGTGCGCGCAGAATCGCGCGTCGTTTCTGGCGTACCAGTCGGTTGTGTACCGATCAAAGCTAGGCTCGAACCTAACGCGATCACCGGCCTCAACACGGGAATTTGCAAGCTCATCCCTAAATCGAGGGATTGCCCAAACGACCGCCTCTTGAGAACATTGCAGATGCTCGGCAATCGCGATCGCGGGCCACTCATCCGACAGCATCTGACCAAGTTGAGAGAGGCGCGCGCGCGTCCAGAAGGCCGCAAAGTCATCGACCTGGTGCAACTCGGCATGTTTTGCGCGAACATCGGCTTCAGAACGGTGCAGAGTTTCTGCGATTTCGTCGAACGGCACACCGGAGCGACGCAAACGCAAAATCTGGTGAGTATCCGGCACTAACCAGGGTAGACACTCGCCATTCTTGGACATTATTCACGCTCCTCTATGCCACATTGTGGAAAAGCTGCGAATAACTCGAACTTTTTTCGAATCATTTTTAGCCACTTCGGCTAATCTAGCGAAATCCGCTAGGCGTCTGTCAAGTGGTTTTCGCTAGATTTTGATGAATTCGAATGGCACACTCGCGAAGCAATGCGGGAAATTGCTGCGGATCAGACATCCAATGCGATGCAAGGTGTAACCGGGGGATGACCGAGGACAACGGTTCGGTGGCACTGGAAAGGGAACGGTAAAAAGCAATGAGCAGATTGAAAGAACTGCGCGTGGCCAAGGGCATGACGCAAGAGCAACTTGGCGACAGAGCGGGCTGCCATTTTTCGACGATCAACAAACTTGAAACCGGAAAACAGCAGTTGACGACAACGTGGCTGGACAAATTGGCGCGCGGTCTCGGCGTTTCCGCCGCTGAATTATTGGCAGATAGTGAAACCGCGCTGAACGGCAAAGGCGAGCGTAAGCTTGGCGGTGTCTTTGTCCGTGGCGTTGTTCAGGCCGGGCAATGGTCCGAACAACCTGAATGGGACCCGTCAGATTGGTACCTGATGACGGTTCCTGTAGATGGAAAAAGTCGGGCCGACAGACGCTTCGGCGTCGAGGTCAAAGGCCCGTCAATGAACCTGTTGTACCCAGAAGGCTCAATCCTGATTTGCGAACAGATCGTGAGCGCCGACACCTACCCCGAACCCGGTCAACGTTACATCGTCCAGCGCCGTGACGCCGGGGGCAAATACGAGACTACCGTGAAAGAAATGCGCATGGATCGAGCCGGCCGGGCCTGGCTGTGGCCGAGAAGCGACGATCCGGAGTTTCAGGAGCCGATAGAAGTGATCGGCGACGAACTGACTGAGATCAAAATTGCTGCAGTCGTCAAACAGTGCATCCGACCTGATTCTGACTAGCCGCAGGTCGCGACGCGACACACTCACAGATTTCCACACCCCGAACTGACGAAGGCGCCCCACAATAATTGGGCGCCTTTTACCTTAATTTTCAACGCATTGACCTAATGTTCTTACATCGCTGTTAGCGATATCCGATAATTTTGGTTGACAAGCTGCTCGCGAGTTCCGCTAAATATCGCCGATCGAAAGATCGTCTTGAGGGACTCGCGCAATGATTTTATTCGCACAAAATCGTCATGAACAAGTTTCCGTTGCTGCGTTGCAACAAGTACACCATGCCGATGCAATAACAATCCGCGAACTCATCGAACGAATACATTCTGAAAAGATTAAACGCGGCGATTTGATTGGACGTGAGCGCGTCGGGCGGTTGTTTATGACACCCGAAACAATCTTGCGTGTCATGGAACAAATAATCACCGACGCAGCACTGGCGCGCGGCTACGTTTCAATTCACGATTTTACTCGCGCAGGCTTTACGGTCGAGCAAGCCCGCAGCTACAGCGTCGCCGCGTATGAAAGGGCAATCGCAGTAAACCTTCGTGTCGCCCACGCCCTGGCCGGCCCCATTAACCTGCTCGGCACGGAGACAATCGACTGATGTCTGGTGTCAACAAAGTCATTTTGATTGGAAATCTCGGCCAAGATCCCGAGACCGGCACAACGCCAGGCGGCAACAAATTTGCCCGCCTGTCAATCGCCACTTCTGAAAGCTGGCGCGACAAACAGACCGGCGACCGCCGGGAACGCACCGAGTGGCACAGGGTTGTGATCTGGTCCGAAGGCCTCGCGAAAGTCGCAGAGCAGTACCTCGCCAAAGGCGCAAAGGTCTATGTCGAGGGCAAGTTGCAAACCCGTAAATGGCAGGACCAAAACGGCAACGATCGCTATTCGACAGAAATTATCCTGACCGGCTTTAACGCAAAGCTGATCATGCTTGGCTCACGCAACGGCAATCACGAGTCGGCTGGCGGGCAGGCCGGTGACCATGCAGACGGTGGACGGCAGACCGCCGCCGGCGGGTCACCGGCCGATGCTGATACCGGATTTGAACCACCCTTTGACGACGAGGTGCCGTTCTGATGCGCCGCGTTATCCTCGAAAGCCCCTACGCCGGCAATGTCGACAGCAACGTTGCATACGCACGGGCATGTGTCCGCGACTGCGTCTTGCGCGATGAAGCGCCGATCGCATCACACCTGCTGTTCACGCAGCCGGGAATTCTTGACGACGATGACCCGACCGAGCGCGCACTCGGCATCGAAGCCGGCCTCATCTGGGGCAGCCTCGCTGAGGCTACGGTCGTTTACACCGATCGAGGGATATCGAATGGAATGCTGCAGGGCATAGGTCGCGCGACCACTGAAGGTCGGCCTGTCGAATACCGACGCCTCGATGGCGCGGCAGTTCTCACAAGCCATCTGATTTCGACAGCGACAGCCACCGAAACGTCCGGCGCACAGCGGAGCAAAAACCGATGCGCGACTTAACCCCGCCATATTTTGCAAATCACGGCAATGATGACGAATGGGACCTTGAGACCGGCAAGCCTGGAATCAATCTGTTCGCCAGCGCAGTGCAAGTTTGGTCGGCATCACAGAACCGCGAGGCCGTGACCATCCGACAGACTGCAGTCGCGTTCAACGTTCCCGACCAAATGATCATAACGGCCGTACGGCATCACTATTGGATGAATCTCCTCGGCGACCCGCGCGATCCGGCGCACTGCATCATTGAACACGAAGGCGCGTAATGGCCCAACGCTCGCCTAACGGATTACATACCGGCGCACGGTGGGTGTCAGACCAGGAGGCAATAATGTGCGAAAAACTCGACGATTGTCCAACCTGCGGCGAATGCGATCAGTGGGTTTATGACCTACAGAAATGCGGAAACTGCGGTTATGGGCATTTTAAATCCGGCGTGGCTCTTATCGGTGCGGAACGCCTGCGTCATACCACTGAAGAGGGTTGGACGCCGGAGCACGACGATAATTGCCATGATGATGGTGCGCTTTCCTTAGCAGCCGCTTACTACGCGGCACCGGTTGAGATTCGGTGCGAGTTTCAGAAGCCGTGCAATTGTCGTGAAGCTGGTTGCGAGCACTTCTACGGGCTTGGATGGGAATGGCGTGAAGCGTGGCCTTTTGATGAGCCACCTAAGCCAAAAGACAGGATTAGTGATCTGGTCCGAGCTGGCGCCCTTATCGCCGCTGAGATCGATCGACTGCAGCGTCGGGAGTTCAGGGCATGAACAATCATACGCCATACCTCGATATGTGCTTGTCGATCGCCGGCATGTCACCAGACCCCGCAACAAAGGTTGGCGCCGTGATTGTCGACACTCTAGGCGATGTCGTTTCGACTGGATTCAACAGCTTTCCCCGTCGTGTCCAACATACGGTTGATCGGTTGCACGACCGCGAGGAGAAATTGCCCTTGATGATCCACGCGGAAGTCAAGGCAATCATCTCCGCCGCACGACGTGGTGTTTCGACAAATGGTTGCCGATTGTATTTGGCGGCAACCGATGACACCGGGATGATTTGGGGCGGGCCGCCGTGTGTTTCATGTTCGATCCAAATCATACAGGCGGGCATTTTTCAAATCGTCTCTCCGCCCATCAAACCCACGCCGTCAAAATGGCATGAAGACCTCAAGAGAGCGGAGACCCTCCTAGCAGAGGCTGGCGTTAGCTGGATTGGATGCGGAGAAATGCCATGACCGAATGGACATGCTTTCACTGCGACGAAACATTCACCACGCCAGAAGCAGCCCGGCATCATTTTGGTGAGGATGAAACCAGAGATCCGGCGTGCATAATCAATGGTGACGTGGGCCTCGTCACGGCTTTGCGAAAATCTGAAAGCCGAAACGGGCGCTTGGAAGGCCGCATAGAAGTGCTGGAATGCACGGTCCAGGCCTTGCGCAACGGCTACCGACGCCTTGGTGGTGCAAATGACGAATACACCGCCTTCTGCAATTACGACACCATGGAAGGCCGCGCGATCGCGGCTGAGGCATTGATTGCAGAAATCCAAAGCAGGTGGCCCGCGCTGGTTGATGCTTCGCGGCGACGCGCGTCACTCGGCATTGCCGAGACCCTGAAGGAACACTTGCGGGAAACCCGCGCCTCCAAGATCCGGAATTACCTCGAAATCAGAGATAACCGCCTTCAGGCCGGCGACACATGTCGGGACACGCACAAAGGCTGCGAAAGAGCGCTGCGAGATGTCTATCTGATTGCATGCGGGGAAGATGTGACGCCATGAGCAACTTTGTCGACAAACGGGGCAACATTCTTTGCATCGATCGCCCATCGGGACCCCACAAAGGCTTTGACGCCACTATTCAGATTAATTCCGACCTGCCGTTCCATCTCACTGAAAAGCACTGCCGTGAGATTCGCCAGCTCCTGGAGCGCCTCCTCGACTGGGACAACAGCCGCAGGCCGAAGCCATGACTGACTTTGAGACCAAGATTCAAGACATTGTCGATCGTTACTGGAAACTGGATGTCGGTGAAATGCCGGATCTGGCCGCTGAGATTACCGCACTCGTCGACGAAGCCGTAGCCAAGGAACAAGCGCGAAATCCCGACACTTTTCAATCAAGAGTTAAACCCTGGCTGCATGAATGCTTCGGCGCCAAGATCGCGGCAGACAAGATAGAGCGCAATCACCGCCTCGTTGAAGAGGTGCTTGAGCTTGTCCAATCGCTTGGTTGCACGGCATCAGAAGCACACCAGTTGGTGGACTACGTTTATGGCCGTCCTGTTGGCGATCCGTTTCAGGAAGTCGGTGGCGTCATGAACACCCTCGCCGCTCTGTGTCTGGCACAGGGGCTTGATATGCATCAAGCCGGGGAGGCTGAACTCAACCGCGTATGGACAAAGGTCGCGGAGATCAGAGCCAAGCAAGCAGCAAAACCGAAGCATTCGCCATTACCGATCGACCAATCCATCCGGGAAGGCGAGTGAGTCCATGAATTCATGAGCGACCCGGACCTAACAATTGCGCAGGTCGCAAAGCGGCTGCACCATAGTCGGCGATGGCTTGAGCGGTTGCTCGCTGCCGACGAACGCCGCCCGGTCAGCGAGCGCAAATTTCAATTTCATCGGCGCATCGGACGCCGCAAGGTTTGGACAGCCGCCGAATTTGAGGCCTTGAGAGAGGCCCTTAAATGTGAGAGTGAGGAGACTCCACAATGCCCCTTAAAATCAAAGAAGTTGACGGGTATTTCCACGTCACCGGAACGGTTAAAACTATTCGAGGCTCAACGCGCGTGCGCCGAAGTCTCGGCCTTGCAGCCACAGCCTCAAACAGGGAACAAGCGGAACAGGACGCGAAAGACATCGAGTCGCAGATCCGCCGACAAATTGCCAGCGGGCGCGAGCCGTGTCCTTATGTTTCCGTCGCCGCTGCGCGGTACCTGAAAAAAACCCGCAAACGGCCGCTCGGAAAAACCTCGATCGACATTATCAAGGAAGTGGTTGGGAAATTCGGCCTACGCAAGCTCGACCAGATCCGCGAGCACGAATGGTCAGACTGGATCGACGAGCGGCAAGCCGACAACAAAGCCGAAACCCGCGAGCGATTTATCAACGCGGTCCTGGCGCTGTTGAACTGGTGCGCCAGACGCCCGCGTCAGTGGATCGCCGAGGCGCCACTCATTGACCGCGACCAGAGCGCCCGCAACCCGGCGACCAGGTCGCGACGGCCGATCGAGCAGGTAAGCCCCGAGCTTGTCGCGCTGATGTTGAACCATGCCAGCCCGCACCTACGGGCACAGCTCGCCGTCGAATGGTCAACCGGCGCCCGCGTCTCGTCAGTGCTCTACGGCTGCTCGGTCGGCGATCTGGACATGACACCAGGGCGCGAATCCATCCGTTTCCGTGACACCAAATCGGGCCATGACGTTGTATCGGTCCTACACCCGTTCGCCGTGTCTGTATTGCGCGATTATCTCGAATGGCGCGGCGGCACACATGACAAGTCGGCGCCGTTGTTTGTCACTCATCTGCGGGCACCGTACAAAGACAACGCCAAGAACTACGGCGGACAGAACAAAACCGCGTTCAACGCCATGAAGCGCCGCGCGGCGGCTGCCATCATGGCACAGGCTGAACGCGAGATCGCCGATCTTGCGGCGGCTGGGAAGGTCGACCAGGTCGAGGCCGCAATAGGTGTCGCCAGGGCGCGTGCCGAGTTGGTCGGTCGCATCACTCAACACTGGTTTCGCCACATGCTGGCAACCCAAATGCTGCAGTCCGGCGACCTGCGCACCGTCATGGCGCAAGGCGGCTGGAATGATCCACGCTCGGCGCTCGGATACACGCACGACATCGAGGACCATCGTCGCTCGATCGTATCCGGACTTTCCGCGCCTGTCGCAACCGAACCTGAATCGGAGGAGAGATCGGCATGAACGCAACCCCGCCACCACCAGGAACGAGACCCGGTCGCGACGCTCCATTGGTCAAAGCCCTAATCGACCTCTTGCCTGATGTCGGGGATTCCTGGCCCGAGCACGAACGCAAGACCTGGCTGGATCTGTTCGAAATGGCATTGGGACAGATGTACATCGATGACGAGCGTTAGGCGTCAGCGCACCCAATCTCTCCCGCCAATCCATTGACTCGCTCATAACCCAGAAGTAGAACAAAAATGGAACATAGGAGAGAGAAACAATGTCTGAAATCAACGAAGCGACTGCCGCCGCGCTCGCGCAAATGAAAATCTGTCGCCAGGCAGTGATAGATTTGGGTGCCGCATATGGCCCCCATTCAGGGGTGTATCGTGAGAGCCATCACCTAACAAAACTTATGGACCAGGTTGCGGAAATGCTGACAGGTGACGAGAAATATTTTCATACCAAGCCGCACAGCACGCCGTAATCAGATAGTGACATGATTCTGACAGGTGATCAGATGCTAGGCTTGGAAAATTGTTATAAATCAGGCACTTAATCCGATACGTCCGATCCCTTGGTAAGGGAGAGGTCGAGTGTTCGAATCACTCCGTGGGCACCACCCAAACCCCTTGAAAATAAACGATAAATCCCGCTACTGGCGAACAGTCAAATTTCGCTGATGCCGCTAATTTGCGACATAGCGCGGCACAACACGACCCAACCGTGACAAGTTTCTGACAAGGTGGATGAAATAGAGCCGCAGAAAACCGCCAATTCTGTGTTTGCCGGTTTCGCGTTTATCCATATTCGCTAATTGCTCTTGCCTTAGTGCCGAATTGGCACTAAAAGGGAATAGTGCCAATTCGGCACTACCCAAAAGCAGGACACAGAACAATGAAACTTTCACTTCCATTCGAATATGACCTCATCGGCCAAATCAAACCTGGCAACAATCGCACCTTTGTTGCAGTTGCATTAAACAAGCGACACCACCCATTCGCTGTATACGAAATTTCGACAACGCCTCCGATAAACGAAGAATTCACATGCGTTAGTGGTGACTATTTCGACAGCCGGTTCAGGGCGCTTGAAAGGCTGATTGAAAGAGCGAAGTCGAGCATTTCTGAATGGGGGGAGAAATGACAGATTTCAGCATTCCGGAATTGATTGCTCAAAACGCCCTGTTTGTCGTCAACCACTCCGGTGGCAAGGACTCACAGGCCATGCTGATTATGTTGCGTAGCCTGGTGCCGGCCGCACAAATCATCATCATTCACGCCCACCTTGCAGAGGTTGAATGGCCGGGGACACTGGAACAGGTGTATCGATACGCCGGCGATATCCCCGTTCACGTCACCAGGGCCAATAAGACGTTTTTCGAGATGGTTGAGCACCGCCAGATGTGGCCAAGCCCGTCGACCAGACAATGCACATCTGATCTGAAACGCGATCCTATCAATCGAGAGATTCGGGCCTACCTCAAAGAGCATCCGGAGCATGGTGGCCTTGTCGTCAATTGCATGGGGCTGCGTGCCCAGGAAAGCGCCAGGCGCGCAAAGGCTGCCACCCTCAAGCTCAACGGGCGTATGTCGAAAGCCGGCCGACAGGTCTATGACTGGCTGCCGATACACGAATTAACCGAAGATGAAGTATTCGCGCTGATCACAGCGGCCGGCGAAAAACCACATTGGGCGTACGCCGCCGGCATGAGCCGGTTCTCCTGCTGTTTCTGCATCATGTCGAGCAAGAAAGACCTTCGCACAGCCAACAAGTTGCGGCCGAGCTTGGGACGGCGTTACATCGCGACCGAGCGGCGGATCGATCACACGTTTACGCAACCCAGAAAGAACGGGCCTCGGCGGTTTCTACCCGAGATTCTGGGTGCGGTATCATGACCCGGTACCTACAAGTCCATCTCATCGAGGAAGCCCCAGCAATCGGGACCGGCCGGCGCCAGATCGAAATTGTATCTGTCGGGAGAAAATGGGCAAGAATCCGGTGTCCATTCACCGGGCGAACGGCAAAACTTGCCATTGATACCTGGCGATCGATCGAGGCGTCCGCTGTACCAACAAGGATTCGCCAGAAAATCCTGAAGCGTTGCGAGCGAGATCGCCGACGACTGCAACGCGAAAGAAAACTCCTCGAACAGCTTAAACACGCAACCGATAATTTCGAGCTTTGGGCAACCAAGCTTGATAGGGTTCGCAAATGACACCCCAGGAGCTAAAGACGCTACGCGCGAAATTCGAATTGACGATCGACGGAATGGTCGACCTCTTGGGCTGCTCGCGGCGAGCCTATATCAGATATGAACAGGGACAGGTTGCAATACCTGGCCCTGTCGCGCGTCTGGTCACATTGATCCTGATCAACAACCGCCAGCATCTACTGACAATAAATGCGATCAAATCCGCGATAGACGACGAGCAAAAAGCTCTCTGAATCGGGGGAAATTTGTCACAATAATTAACACAACCTTAAAACGGTAAAAATGCCGTTTGACTGTGCAATACATTCGATGAATGAATGAATTCTTGCTGATTAAGGCGGTTTACTAACAAGCGTCGGGCGGGCGGTGCTAATTGCGATTTTTTCGCCAAGCGGTGCCACATGAGAAATTTGCTGATTCTGGCTTTATTCTCGCTGATATACCCCACGAGTGCAGCCGGACAAACTGTATATGCGGATAATTTTCGCCAGAAACCCAAACCCGTTTGGCACTCGGTCGCCGAGCCGGGAATGTTCCGGCCGCTGAAATGGATTGGCAAGAATCATTATTGGCCAGTTTGGGCATCGAAAACTGTCTCAGACACACATAATGGCATGATCCGATCGTCCGGACCCTGGTGGACCGACCCAAACCACGTCGCGCCGGGCATCGGTTGGCTACAGATAATTGCCTTTTCATATTGGGCTGGCTACCTCGATCGCATCCCAACAAGAAAACTGGATAATTGGGAAGGCGACGAAATCCCGAAATCTGCGTTCAGCATCGGCACTCCCGAGCGCCCGATCGATCTTTCGGGCGTTACCATAAACCTTCGAGTGCGCGGCGAGATCCGCAACGCCCCGGCCGGCTCCTGGCTGGGATTCTACTTTTCTGCCGACTCGGTCGATGCGATTGAAAATCGCCCCGTGCGCGTTCACTACACAAACGTTGCAAATCCAATCAAGCTTCACCCGAAGAAATGGACAAACGTAAAATTTGTACTTAGACCCTATGACAGCGATTGGGTTTGCATGGGGCAGAAGGTTCAGGCCCGAAGCCAATATGGTTGTGCGCGTTCCGTTCTCGATGTCATCGACAAAGTGAACGTCAATGTTGGATTTCTGCTATTCAACGGCTACGCCAAGCCCATAAGACCGGTCGATGGCTATGTCGAATTTGATCGAATCAAGATCATGAGATACGAGCAAGCTAATTAGACCTCCTGCCCGCCGAACGGATGAACCTTTGCAACTGCACAAGCTGATTCCGATTGTCTACAGCCCTTCGCCGCAACCGGTTTGCATACTGGCCGAATTCCCGCGCTGTAGCCCCCTTGGCGGCCGGTAATGGCGCCGGCCTGGCCATGAGGCCCACAGGCGGCTTAACCGGTTCCAGCCGCTCCAATCGCGTTGTGCAGCCGGATGAAATTGTCAGGATAACGACACTCATCAAGAGAAGGCACGCCCTGCAAAGAGATGTTCGCCGCATTCTGTTGGTCCTCCAATGTAAGTAATTGCTGTTGCCGCTCCGCCGCCAGACGCGCAGCAACGCCGTAAAGCCTTTCACGCTCCGCGACATCCGCCCGGAGAGCTTGAATTGTCGCCCGGCTGTTTGCCGCATCATGCCATTGTGAAGAGACCCAAAAGCCCGCCACGAACACGGCCGCATAAGACGCAATGCGCCAGGCGATCGGATTGAACAGCGGCGCGGCCCAGGGGAACGCTGCCAGGACACCGGTTTTAATGATTGTCACGACAGGACCGAGTAACGGAATCGCCATCGCTCAAACTCCCAGGATTTCGCGCGCCTTCACTTCGAAGGCGGTGCGATATTTGATAACCAGGTAGACGAGAGCCGCGACAGCCAGGGCAAACACCACATAGCCCATATACGGCGGCAACATTTGAAACCACGACAACACCGTGCCGACAATGCCGAATGACGCCCCGCCAACACCAACCCGCCCTGACTTCGCCGCCTCAATTTGCCTATCGATCGACGCCATAGTGGCGCGACCGAGAATGCCATCATCGACAAGATGTGGGTCCGCTTCCTGAAACGCACGCACGGCCGCCGTTGTTTTCGGCCCGCGCAGGCCGTCAATTTCACCATCGTACAAACCGAGCCGTGCAAGCTTTTCCTGGTACTCGATCAGCGCCTCGCGAGCGGCTTTATCTCCGGCCCCGACGACATCGGGCGACGGTTCGATCGAGACGGCAGCGCCCAAGCCATACCGCGCGTGTTCCAATAGCGCGGCCTCTTCGGCCCGCCGGCGAACAAGGCCACGCAGCCGCCGCCCCTGTGCTGTCGTCGCGGTGACACACAAGAGGCGCGCCGCCTCTGCCACATCTCCGGCGCGATATGCTTTGGCCCATTTCCAATTAAGGACGCGCGGCCCGACGTTATATGAAACGGACGCCGCCGCGTCGAATTCATGCTGTTTCGTCCCAGGCAGTTTACTGATGACTGCAGGCCCGAACTCCTCATCCACAATCGAGCGCAATACCCGCCGCGCTTGTTCCTTCGTGATCGTCATGCCTGGCTTGATTTTGCCTAGATGACGCCGCACGGCCGGAGAACGGTTTGTAAAGCCCAGGCCGAGAGTCAGTATCCCCACCGGATCGCGATACGTTGTCGAAACGAACCCCTCGTGGCGCTCGATGAACTTTGCGCCATCGTCACTCAAGCTCGTCGAAATCAAGGCCGATTGATTCATCGTGGCACCTCTCTCATAAGTAGTTTATGCACGGTGTTAAGTTGGGCGGTGACCCCGTCGAGCTTCTTGTCGAAACTGTTCAGATGAGAGTCCAGATCTACCCGGAGAACGTGCTCCTTGCGGATTTCCTTGGCCTCCAAATTCGCCCGATCGATACGATCGTGAATCACCTTCACGTCTTTCTCAATCTGCGACTCAACAGAAGCGACAGCCTTTTCGACAATTCCACGAAACCACCCAACAGCCTTAAACACCGCTGCCCCAATAGTGATAATGATCAAAACGCTACCAACAGAAATCGCTGTTGATTGTTCAAGCATGTGTTGCCCTTTTCGCCCGTCGCAATCGCCGCTCCCGGAAACCGCCTTCGTCATGCCGCCGAGATCCGCGCCACTCCTCGGCCTGGTCCCGCGTGATCCTGTTTTGTTCTTCCAGCAAATCCACGGTTTTAACCGCGATATGTCGGTCCAGGTCACGCGCTTGTCGCTGTGTCTTACCGGGCCATCGTATTGCGCTCATCGTTCCGCTCCTTCCTCAGGCCCATTGCAGACAGGTTGCCTTGACCTGGACGCGGGCATTGTTCGCTGTCAGCCAGCGGTACTTCATGGCAGTCCCGGACGGCTGGCCAGAAATGTCGATATCAGCGTCCTCAAACAGTTTCGTTCCGTCGGCGAGCGTCCCGATGTCGACGAGCGTCGCAGCGGTCCAGGTTGTCCCGCCGTCCCGGCTGACGTAACCGATCAGATCGGTGTTGAGCGTGAGGGTCGCCGCATCGGTGCCGGCGATCTGGCCATGCAGACGCCCCGTCGTCGGTTCAGCGTCGGCCGTGAAAGCGTTCGAACGCAGATCCATAGTGCTGATCACTTCGCCATATTCGACAGACATGGCCGGCGCTTGCGCCGTGTCTTCGGTGAACGACTGCCCGTTTCCGGTTATGTCGCCGGCCGCGAAACCCCTCGTAAATGACCCGGTTGTGCCTCCGACCGTCGATGCGGAGAAGAATCCGGCGTAGTACAACGCGCCATCGCTCGGCACCGCATAGGGGGATGCGAGGGTGAAAAGCTCAAACACGTCCCCGCCGCCGCCATGCGTGAAACCGGATTCCGAACGGACAACGTCGTAATTCCCCGGACTGTTGCGTTTGAATATCTTGAACGTGTACGACTCCGCCGCGCCATTCTTGGTGCCGATCTTAGTGACGGATTGACCGTTGTTCAGCGCGAACGTCCGGTCCATGAAGGTGATACCGCCGGCGAGCTGATTGTCCGCCCAGGTATTGGTATTCTCCTGTGTCGAACCCGATGTGAAACTGGCATAGAAATCGCCTGCAGCATCATAGGTCTCGCCCGTAGATGTCGCCCCGTCGATGTCGGTTTCGTCGCCATAGGCATCCGAAATGCCGTCGATCATGTTGAGGCGATCGCCGTCCAGTTCGGCGAGCTTCAGAAACGCCAGACGCATGTCCGATTGGAGATTACCGACACCGGCGCCTCCGGAGGTGAGATCGGTTTCCGCACCGGTATCGTCCTTGATGTAGAGCTTGTTATCGGACTTGGCGTAAACCGCCACATTGCCGGCTGCAGGCGTTGCCGGTGCCGCGACTTCCTTCACCGTCATCGAATTAACGCCGGCGACGTTGTCGGAGCCATCGATCGTAACGCCCGTGCTCTTGAGCGTGTTTCCGGTCCCGTCGAGAAATGCAGAAATACCGTTGGCGGTTGAACCACCTGGACCGGTCATTGCGCCTGGCTGGCCGACAAGGCCGATCCGCCAGTCGGCGAATGTGCCGGCACCACCGATCAGAACGACATTCAGAGTCAGAGTCGTACCGGCATAGCTCGTGACAACGCCTTCCATGAAATTCGAAACATCGGCATTCGACGAGGCGCGCAACCTGGTCCCGTTCGCCCATCCGCGATCGGCCTCGACCGTGAACACTTTTGACCCCGCGCCAATCAATAAGCTTGTCGACGACGTGCCGGTGACAACTGCCGAGCCAGGATCGCCATTCACGGTTGGAATAAGCATCCACTGCGTCGTGTCACCCGGATCGCCCACGATGTCCGGTTCGTTGTTGGTGTTGCCTTCGATCCGCGATGCGAACAGAAACCCGCCATGACTGACCAGGGCGCCCAGGCCGTAGGTCGTCGCTCCGGACCACGAGCCGGCAATGCTCGTGATGGCGATGCCGACAGCAACCGCCTTGAAAGCTATCCCGTTCACGTCTCGTATTAGCGTTGTTCCGTCGTCGGCTGTCGTTGTGTCCGAGGTGTCTTTCTCGAAAAGGCGCGGCGAGACGTAAATCAAATTTAGGTTCGCAAGATCCGCCGCGCGCACCGCAGCCGCATTCGCGAACCGATGAGGCATACGATCGTTGATGAACGATCGGAAAGCCGCTTTAGCGACATCAACCGCATCCTGGATGATACCTGCAATTGGACTCGTCATGCGGCAAACTCCTCAAGCGTGATCTGACGGTGACTGAGAGACGACGGACGGGCGCCGATGTTGGTTCCGATCAACAACACCTTGTAGGTGTGTTCATTGGTATCGGGCACCGTGATGATGAATTCAGTATCGATTTCAGCGTCAGTTGCGGCCGAAGCAGACAAGTTCCATTTCAACGCATTGGTATCTGAGTCCCGGAACAGAGCCGCAACGAACTGCCCGCCAGAACTGGTACCCCGCGCGCGGTATCGAATTCGGAGTTTCGCGCCGGCTACCTGTACTGATCTGGTGATGCCGACACCATCGGCACTGTGAATGTTGCTGGTTGTGGGTGGCGTCGTGTCTGACCATGTATAGGTGCCCCCACCAGGCGTGGTCACAGATCCGTTGCCCTCCGTGTAGGTCTCATCGAAGTAAATTATGGCGCCGGCGGCAGAGGCCCATGTCGTGCCGTTGTAGATGACATTGATGTTCTGTGCCTTATCATAGGCCTGCCAGCCCTCGCCGGGAGAGATGATTTTGTACTCGTTTGTAGGCACCGATACCTCGCGCACAGCGAGTTTGCCGACATGCCCCAGCCAAGCGTCAGTCGGTGCCGATCCGATAATATAGGCTGTGCCCTGCGCCGCACTTGGCGGCGTGTTCGTGGTCTGGTTTTCAACCACCCAATGCGTGCGTGCACCGATGAGCTGCGATGATGCGATCGAGTTTGCAGCCGGCACACCAAACACAACCCAGGAGCCGGACTCGTTCCGGCGATACGGCGCATCCTCGTCGGCAACCTGGACGATCCAGCCTCGTGTCGGATCGATGAACTCCCAGCCCCGCGCAGTCCAGACGGCGATCTCGCCATCATGCCCGGCCCATGCCCCGATTGCTGCAACCGCGACAATGTAGGCATCGCCCATCGCCGGATCGACGGGAGGTGTGTCCAGGTCCTTGTCCAGGACGCGGCGGACAATCGCGTCGACACCATTGACCTTGTAGCGCTGACCGCCGGCCGCAACGATCGTCGTCACGCCGTCATGCGCCGTCGACGCGTCGGCGGCGTCATACCAGAAGAACTTGCCGTTGTAGCCCAGGACCTGTGTGATACCGCCGCCGATCTCGGTCGGAACGAACTGCGTCGGGTCCTCACTCGCCGGGATGAAATACAGGAACCGGCTAACCAGCATTGTGCGCATCAATGCCTTGTCGGTATTCCCCGATGCCGGCAGGGCCAGTGTAGCGTCATGATTGGCCATCTATGAGATCTCCTCGACGGTCAATTCGAAGTCCTGTTCTTCGTCGCTGGCGGTCCAGGCCCGAGCAAGGCTCGCGTCATACTCGACGAGCGCCAGGCCAACGCCTGTCAGATTGTCGGCAAGCCCCCATTCAACGACCTCGTAAACGCCATTGGCGGCCGGGAAGTTTTCAGATTGAAATCGGCAAACTGTGCCCTCGACCAGACCGAGCACACGCATGTCGAAAGTCGCTGCAATGTTCCGCCCGAGACGTGCGCGCTCCAGTTCGTATTTTTGCCTCCGCTGCGCCTCCTGGTGAGTCGTAGTGAATGGCAGATCAATCGTGACTTCGAGCGTTGCACCGTCGGTCGCGATCAGATCGTCGCGCTTCAGAGATGGCGCATCCGACTCCTGATAGTCGCGCTCCGAACTTAGAAACCGCGAGCGCACATGATTGACCAGGTCGCGCTTCGGGCTGCGATCGCGATATGTGAATCCTGCGAGCACCATGTCTTCAGTGATGGTGAAGACTGGATTTTCCGGTTGTGTCGATGCGATCGTGACCGAGCCACCGCGTGGCGAAGCAAACCCACCGGTCGCGGTCAACATATCCTCCATCACCTGCAAGGGATTCTGGTCGAGCGAAACGACACCACCGATAGTGTGACGCTTGCGGAAACCGCCGTTTTTAAGTGGGATAGACTCGTCGTCGTAATCAGCAGCCAGCTTGAGACGATCACCAGCAATACCGGAGTAGACCTTCGGCGGGCCAGCATTCAAACCGAACGGCATAGCGGCCCAGAATGCTTGTATCAACGAGGCGTTTTCTGTGAATTCCCACGTTGCAATTGCCGCCCAAAGCTCGGCTGGATTATTGGGATCAAAATCAATGATATGTGCAGGGTTGCGCGGATCAGGGACCGGCGCCCCCTTGACCACCCACTGCACATCGGGAATCTGCACTTGGCCCCACAACTTCTGGAACTCGGTAAAGTCGGCGCCGTAATCGAACTTAAACACCGAATTGGCTATACCCGGCAGCCGAAAGTTGGCACCGAGCGCCGGAAAATTTGTGCTGATCATCGGGTTTGTGACCTGGTCCAGGGTCAAGCCGAGTTGTGTCAGGACCTCCAGCCGCGCAGTCGACGAGCCGACCAGATAAGGTGCGGCGATCGGCTTTCCTGATGCATCGAGAGGCACTTCGGTTTCCGAAACAAACAGCCGGTCATAGCTGGTCACCGGCATCGCAGAGTGCATAAGGCCAACATAGAGAAACGGCGGGTCGACTTCGTAAAAGTAGAACGCGCCGCCGACACGCACCGTACCGAACGGTATTCTCTGAGCGGGCGTCGCCTGCTTGATCGAACCGCGAATGGCCGGCGAGTTTGCAACTTGAGCACCAGCCAAACCGCCGGCAAGCTTCGGTTTGGACGTCAACGCCTGGCCGACCAGGCCGACCCCGGCGGCGAAAGCCAGTGACCCGACTGCCGATCCGATCGCGCCGGCCACGGCCGCACTTGCCCCTAGACTTGTCAGTAATGCGGCGACAGGAATTGCAACGGCCTGTGGCATTAGATCACCCTCCATGCGCGTGTTACGCACGGCGTGCGCCACACCGAAAATCCATAGTCGACCCTGCCGACCCAAAACCCCTGATAGAAGATGACTCCGGCCGCACCCTCCAGCGTATCGATCATGCCGAGATCACCGACGGACGCCTGTTTCGGATCAATTTCAGGCCAATCCATTTCCACGCCGCACGCCTCTAGCGCGGCCGGAACACCTCCGCAACCAAGCACATGACAAGCCCCGGCGGCCGTGCGGTAACGTCCGCGATAGGCCTCCGCCGGGTCTCTGCCCAACGCCTCGACGTAGATGTCCGCCAGCCACATCAGGCAATCGTCGAAACCCCAGGTGATCGCAAGTCCCCTGACGCAATCAATGGCAGCCGGTATCACGTCTGCAATCGGTCTCATCATGTCAGCGTCCAGTTCTTGGCTGCATTGGCCAGTGACGGGATCAGATCAAGACCGGTGATCTGGATGATCGAACGGGACTCGATCCGGTCGATCGACCACGGACCAGGCGTCGGCGCAAGGCCGGTCGGCGCGCGCTCATTGAACGTGTCGTCATTCTCCTTGAAGTAGGTCTCGAAGGCGCCTGGTGTGAACTTGATCGACGACGCTGACCCGATGTCCATGATTGCCACGATTGCGTCGTCATCGCGGTGCACGAAGTCCGACCAATCAGTGAAAAGGCTTTGACCGGGTCCTACGGTGATGCCTGATGCCCCGGTGGTCTTGACTTCGATCGGAACGGATTGGGTTTCCCATGTTGTGTTGAACCGTCCGACGGACAGATTGTCGATATTCGTCGTGCCGGCTGCGGTCGACGTCAGGCGGAACCGCATCTGATGGTGCAGCACACCGTCGCCAGGCAATCGGAACACCTGGCGGATAGACCGGTCGCCATGCGGCGTCACGTCATCGTCGGAGGCGAGCGTTGTCGTGAAGAGCGCTGCAGCGCTGGAAAATTCGAGATCCTGAGATCCGTATTTTTCGTTGATCCATTCAGATGTCCAGGCAAGGTTCTGCGCCCGTTCCATCTCAAACACCGGTTCATTGATATGCACACGGACAGCCACCGACCCATCATCAGAAAGGGGCAACTCCTGGTAATCCGCTACTCCATCAATAACCTGCCAGGGCATCCCGTTGACGCGGGTGCCATCCCTATCCAGGCCTGCGACCCAGGCGCGGGCGACACGCCCCCGCACATCCTTATTGAGCCATCTGGTGGCCTGCACCGGGATACCAGACAGCTCTAGCTGTATCTGCCGAACAGCCAGCTTTTTTGCCCCCCCGACGCCAACGATACGGCCGAGATGCCCGACACCCTGATAGGTGTCACCGCCATAGACCAGGTCGCCAACACCAGACCATAACCGCACTTCGCCATCGGGATGGTCAAAGTAAACGAGCCAGGTAACAGGCCAACCGCTCCTGATTGACTCGCTTAGCCCTAATGTCGTTAAAGCGTTCATGACCTCGGCAACACCTCGACAAGAGAAATTCCGAGACGACCGATCAGCATTGAATCAACGGATGTACCCCCCTGGTCATCACCCTGCAATCTGAAAACGGTTTTAGGATCATCAAGGACAACCTGATCGCCAACAGCGACGCCCGTCCTCAACCCCGGCTCAAACTCAATCCGGGTTTGGCCATTCGCATCGGTGTTGGCGTAGCCGGTGATAATGTACAGGTGTCCAAAGGTGGCCGGATTGCCGGACGGTCGGATTTCAAAGAGATCGCCAGGCGCCAGAGCCTTGGTTATGGAGACCGGAAATCCACCGGTGAGAATGGAACGCGCACCCCGCGCGGCGTTTTCGAAGGCGGCGACAGATGCCGGCAACGGACCAGATTGCCACCCACTCCCATCATCCCAGGTCGTTGCGTCGCTCCACGGCTCGGTGGTTTTGGCTACAGTCTCATTGTACGCCGGCCCCTGGCGGGCATAGTCTCCCATCCGGACAAAACCGGATGTGCCGCGCAGTTGCGCAAGCAATCCATCGACACGCCGCCACTCAGCGGCCGCACGTGGTGGAAACTCAAGCTCGGCAACCCAGCGTTGAGATGTTGGCCCGGCAGTCAAAAGCTCCCCTGTTAACAGTGCAGCCGACCGCAGGTTTTGCGAGATAAGGTGAAAAACCCGCGTTTGCAGTTTCGCCAGGTCATCGGGCCAATCGAGAACTCGATCCGTCATCGCTGCAATACCGCGTCAGACCGCCCGCCCTGGAGCTGCTGAATATCTTTTTGAACGAGTCGCCTGGTTTCAATTTGCGCGCGCGCAATTTCCGTCCTTATCCGTGCCATGTCAGGCGGTGTGATTCCGCTGTTAAAAGTCAGATTTTGAGTAAGGCCACCACCGGCCGAGGTGCCACCCGCCTGTCCAGGCCGTGAAATTGCAACCGTCTCATCTGGTGAGGCGCGAAACGCCACGAGCTGGCTATCAACCCCGCCACTCCCGCCAACCCGAAAGCTTCCTCCGGTCGCAAAGCCCGGCAAGTTGAAGGCGCTAAGCGCCGCACCGATTAGACCGCCGGCACTACCACCCTGAGCGCCGCCCCCAGAAAGACCAGCCAGCGGCCCCTGGCCCAGCAATGCGGCCTGTAATGCCGCGTCGGCAAATGACTTCGCAAGGCTTAGAACAACGTCGTCGAGCTTTTGTGTGCCGTCGAGCAGACCGCTAATTGCGTCGAGTGCTTCGTCGCCGAAAAACTGCGCGGCGTCATTGAGCTGTTGCTGTGATATTGCAGCGCTTTCATTGGCCGCGCCGAGCTGCCCGAGATGACCGACAAGTGAGGCTATTTGCTGCCCCTGGTTGCTCGACAGACTAACCCCCGCCGCCCGAAGCTCATTATGTAGACGTTGCTCCTCGGCAGTGCGCCCGACCTGCTCCGCCTCGAATTTGAGCTGATCTACAACCGTCTTGATTTTGGCTGCTTGTGCCTCAGCAGCTCGCGCCGCGTCGTCGCGCGTGCCACCACCGCTACCGCCGGTCTGCGGTACAACCGTAGCCGCGCGCCGGCGGCGACCGCCGCGAGTCCGTGGCCCCCCGCTTGATAAGCCCGGCAGAGGCGGAAGCCCGTTTGCTTCGCGAATCCTGGCAACAATTGCATCACCCTCGGCCGGATCGGTCCCGAAGAAATCATTTATCCGGTCAAAGATACTTGCGTTCCCTATGCGTTGCGCAAGACCTTCAAAGCTAGATCCGAATTGGTCAAGCTGATCGACAGCGCCAGCTATGGCGGATTTGAAGTTGAATGAGATCGTGCGCGACAATCGTGCGATTTTGTCATCGACTTCTTCCATCCGCCTGACGACGCGATCCTCGATCACGCCGCCGGTTCGGTCAGCTTCCTTGAGCAATGACCGCAGGCCCGTCTCACCATCCTTGAGGCCGAGCACCAAGTCGGCGCCGGCCCGGCCAAACGCCTTATAGGCGATGTTGGTGCGGTCCTGTGCAGACCCAGCGTCGCGGATGAGATTTGCGAACACCCGCAACAAATCGCTTTGGGAGCGCAGCCGGCCATCGGCGTCGCGCAACTCGACATTGTTCGCCTTGACGATCGGTGCCAGCTCACCAGTACCGCGTGCGGCCTCAGAGATATTGATCGCGAATTTTTGGAGTGCCTTATCAGTCTTGTCAGACGCCACATCCAGCAATTCAAACCCGAACCGCAACCGCTGAATTTCTCCGGTTGCAATACCCGCTCGGTCAGCGACTTTGCCGAGAGTTGACGTTTCGGAAATGACACCACGCACCGCCCGCGCGAACCGGTCGACAGTTGCGACAGCGAAGGCACCGGCAATAGCGGCGTTCACCGCCCGCATACCGGTTACCAGACTGTTCATTTGGCCACGGAACTGCCCGACCGCACCCCCTGCCTGGTTGGTGCCTTTTATTCGGACATTAAGGGTTTCATCAACCATTGTTTTCCGCCTTCAGGATTCCGAAAAACGCTACCCACTCGTAGAATTCCGGCTCGGGCATTTGCTCTAGTTCACTGATCGTTTTGCCCAAGGCATGAGCGAGCCGGAACATCGCTAGACGCACCGGCTCGCGCCTCAGTTTCCCGCTGCATCCTCGACCGTTGGCGCCGGCATAGCGATTGCGTAAGACAGGCGGCCGACCACCGATGGATCAGCGGCCACAAGCAATCGCTTACGATCTTCGACCGTGAACAGCCGCTCGCCACTTTTGTCGAGCGCCTTCAGAATCACCGTTTCCACGGCCGCCGCGTATTCGCCCGCCTGCTCAACCATCAGTGCAATTTTCTGGCGCTCCTGCATGTTGAACGGCTTGTGATAAACGACCTGATTCCACTCCGGGACATCGGTTTTGCGAACCTCGGAGACCTGTTTCCAATGGGCGACAACAGCGTCGATTGCCTTTTCACCTGCCGACATCAGACAACCGCCCCCTGAACAAGAGCACCGTTCCCCTCAAACTCGATTGTGCGGGCCACAATGTTGTCTTTGGAAACTTCGATTTTGACGCTGGTGACGGTCGCGGTACCAGACAGTTCGATGTCGGTCGAAGCGTCCCCTTCCGGATAAAGGTTCAACGTTACCGATGCCCCCACAACCGCCGCCTCTTGGCCGTTGGTGTCCGTCTCATCCCAATGGCATTTGAGAGACCCTTTCCAGGACTTGTGACCTGAACCGGGAATGTGGGTCATCCACGCATCTCCCATCGCCGTGTCACCGACCGGTGCGACCGTTTGGTCGACATCAAAACTATCGACCTCCGCAATCGAGTTGGCCGCGAATTTGGCGATCCCCTCGTTACCCCAATGTGTAGTCATGAATCTTTCTCCTTTAGAGCAGGGTTTCGGGATTGTTGGTCGCGGTCACATAGACCGCGTCGAACGTCATTCGAACGATGCCCGCCACCTGCTCGCCATCCCCTGTGAGCGCGATTTCGGTTCGGGTCAAAATGATATCCTTGACCAGGCCGCCGAGCGTATGATCAGCGCCGATCGCCGCCTCGGCCTCGGTCGACATCGTGTCCAAAAGATCCGCGATATCCGCGTTTGCAATCGCGCGACCCTCGATTTCAATTTGCACCTGCCGGCGAATTGTTGTCGTCGCTCCCATTGCGAGAGGCTCCGAACTTTCATCGGTCATGAACACCAGCCAGCAGGGCAATTCGGTGTTGCCGAGGCGGTAAACCCGGTTCGAAAAAACGTTCGCGCCTGTCGTCGTGAGTCCCGTCAAAGTCGTCACAACGCGGTCGCGAATCTGTTGCCTGGCGTGCGCCATCTATTGTTTCTCCAAAACGATAAACACGAGGCCAGTGCCATCAGGTTCGAAATCACGGGCCTTATAGGTCACAGCCTCAATAACCAGCGTGTCGCCGCTTCCATATCCGCCAGGCAGATCGGCAACCGCGCACTGCAGTCGCGGGTCCTGGCTCGACAGCGCTACGCCGGATGCCTGGTCGACCGCGAGAAACTCATTGTCGAAAATTCCGTTGACCGTTGACGGCGCGCCACCCGCCGCAAGCGTGTAGCTCGCGGCGAGGGCGAACTCGTCGCCATCAAAAAAGGTGGCGCGGTCAGCCGCGCTTTCGATCGGCACGGCTGCCCCCTTCGTTTGGATCGCGAACCTGATCAGCGTCGACAACTTTGCCGCGCGTAATCAGCGCCTGCGCCTCGGCCGGCGAGAGATCAAGAGTCTCGCCTGGCGGGACCATGCGCCCCTCATGGGGCAAGGTGCGAACTACAACGACTTTCATGGCCGATCTACTCCGCACCACCGACGAGGCCGCCAGCATTCGTGGTATCAAGTGGCCCGCCTGTGTCGTCATCCGAGTCCTTGCCACCCTTGGACTTCGGCAAAACAGCCTTGCGCAAAGCAAGCAAGGTCTTGGCGTCCTTTTCGGAAAGATCATACGTTTTCCCGACCGCCAGCGACTTGCCGCCAGCCCGTGTTGGACGTGTGATTTTAACTTTCATTATCTCTAAATCCTCTCTCGTGTTGGTGCCCTGTCGGCTGATTAACGCCTGGTCGTTTCTTCTTGCTGTTCAGACCCCAGGCCGGGCACTAACCCGGCCTGGACTTTTTCTCGCCTATGGTCAGGTTGTGATTGCGTCCTGCATGGCCGAGAAGCTCGCCGCCCGGCGAACTCCGATGTCAGCCGACTGGAACACCGAAACCTTGACCGTGCCGCTTGAACTCTTCGAGTACGGATCAACGAGGATATCGAGAGAACCCCATTCGCCGATGATCAGATCGGACCAGTTGCCGTAAATCAGAGCCGACAGAACCGCGCCACTCGCGCCCTTGACCAAATTGCTTGGGACCTGGTTCGAAACGCCCGCGCGCTGGCCGGCAATCCCGGTCATGCCATCAGGACCAGGAAGGCCATCAATTATGAACCGGGCAGTGTTTGCGGCCTTTTCGGTCTGGGCCAGTTTGCCAACCGTTGCGGCATTGACCAGCCATCCGGTCGAACCGAAATCGGCGTTGTCAATCGCGACCTCTCGCCAGATGTTGACAATATCCGCCCAAGTGGGGGCTGCGCCGTTGGTGCCGCCGGCAACATCACCGATGCCGACCGTCTGCAAGATACCGGTCGGCTGGCCGCCTGCGCCTGTCCCGTTGATCCCGGCCAGGTCGATTGCCAGAGCAACAACTTGCGCAAGATCGGTACGCACGAGCTGCTCGACCGACGGATCAGACTGCAGCAACAATTGCCGCGTCATTTCCGTAAACGCTCCGATTGTCTTCGGTGTCAATGGGAGCTGCCCGAAGGTCTGGTCAGCTTCGCCTGCGTCGCCGCCCTCTGACGAAATCCATGTCGCCGAACCAGCGCCGGTTTGTTTAGGTATGGAAACATTGCCCCGCAGGCCGGACAGCATCCGGGCACCCATGCGCCGCGTCATCATTGAGTTGCGCAGAATATCGATGAAGGCGGCGCCCATATGGTCCGTGCCGACAAGATTGCCGCCGGCAGCCGCAACGCCTGCGGACAGGTCACGCTGTGCAAGAAGTTGGCGCAGGGCATCAACCGCGGAACTGCCCATTTCCAAACGGCCGCGCTGAACATCCGTCGGAACATAGAAACCCTTGGGTGCGCCAAGGCGTTCCGCGATGTCCTGCGAACACTCACGCTCGAAACCGGCCGTGCTCCAGTCACCCGACGCGGCGGCGTGCAATGCCCGACACAGGGAATAGGACTGCTGATCGCCCTTACTCAAATCGAGATCCGAAGGGCCGTTATCAAGCGGTGCTGACTCGCCGATCTTGTCGAGGATGATGCCCCGGAAAAGCTCGATCGATGTACCGTCGGCCACCGCCTTGTCGCCGGCCTCCCGCATATTATGCCTGGTGGCGAGCGCGCTGATTTCAGAGATCCGCGTGCGCTCGGCCTTGCCGGCCTCCTCGCGCGCCCGCGTCACGTCAGCATCAGTAAGCGCCGGCGAATTCTGAACATCGTTGGGCGAAGCCCGAGTGCCATTGTTCGGAGCGTCCATTGTGGATTCCTTTGCGATTTCAAATGTTGCTGAGTTTGGAGAGTCTTCGCCGTCACGCCCGACTCCGACTGTCTGGTCGGCCGGCACTGATACGAAGGAAATCTCTTGCGGTTCCCAATCGGTTATTCGGAACGTTTCCTCGTCCCCTTCGACTTCCTCCAACACCGCGCGGTGGATTCGATAGCCGACCGAGATATTTGCGCGAATGCCGTCGCGCACGTCGTTCAGGATTTCATCAGCGCGCGCACCTTTTCCAAAGCGCACGGTTGCACGACCTACCCGGTCGCTGCCGACTTCGGCCTTTTCGATGACACCGATTTGCTCGCGCCGATTGTGATCGAGCAACAGCGGTGCGGTACCCCCTCGAAACCAATCGAGGCGAATGCTTGCTGTCTTGTGGTCCAGGATCTCGATCCCGAAAAATCGGTCGACCGGCTCCTCGGATGAAAATGCAATCTCGACGCGCCGATCATCCGTTTCCCCTTCCTCGCGCGTACCGAGTGACTCGATACGAGCGCAGCGGAAAAGCGGCATGATTGACTCAGTCTTCGTCTTCGTCATCGTCAGACTGTCCATTGTCGACTCCTAGAGTTGAGAGCGTGACCGCGCCGGCCTCGGGCAACCGAACGCCCTTGGCGTCCGCGAGGTCCTGCTCGGCCTTGAGTTCGTCGAGAAAATCTTCGTAAGAAATCCCACGCGCAGCTAGGATTGCGGTTCTGGATTTCATGCCACCGTTGAAAGCAACCAAATTGGCATTGGCTTCCTTTTGCGGATCGACCCAATCCCAGCCGCGCGGCTGCCATTTCGGTTTGTTGAATTTTTCGAATTTCGTCATCGGCAGACGGATGGCCCCGGTCGTGATGCCCATTGCGAGAAAACGCGGGAACACGGCTTGGTGCAGTGTCCCTATCTCCCAATTTTGGATGACCCTCCAACCGTCCCGCTCGTTAAGTGAGCCTTGCCGGATCGATGAAAAATTGACGCCTTCCAGATCCCCGGAGAATGACGGATAAGTCATGCCAACCGACGCGGCTGCACCGCGCACCATCGCCTTGTGGAACGCTGCGAATGCGTTCGTCGGATGCTCAGGCGACCAGGACTCGAACTTGACTCCAGTTGGCAATTGCTCAAACGTGCCAGGCTCCGCATCAGTGATCAGGCTGCCGTCGCTGTCCTCCCCGTCCCCTTGGTATGACTCGCCATCCTCGGACGTAAAGAATCCCATTTTCGATGACGCGAGCCGCGCGGCAACCAGCTCGGCCTCTTCGTATCCGCCTAGCATTTTCAGGCGGAGCATCGCCGAGACAATCCAAGGTAGGCCCCGCGACTGTCCGGCGCGCTCCTGGATAAAGCCATGCACAAGATTGTCGGCAGGCACTCGCACCTTGTCGAACCTGTGTCGCGCCATAAGCACCTCACCCGGATGCTCGGTCCAAAGGTGATAGGCAAGCGGGCGATTCCATTCGTTGCACTCAACACCCATCTTGATTTTTTTGTTGTCAGGCAAGACACGCAAATCATCTTCGTCGAGGTGATCGGCCTCGACGAGCTGGACAGCAAACCCGAATTCATTCCCAGCTTGCCGTCCCTCAACCATCCGAACCAGAACCTCACCATCACGCGCCACAGAGCGTATAAAGAGGCGTTCGACATCGGCCCAGGAAAGACGGCCATCCATCGTGCAAATTCCGCGCCTGGTCCATTTCTTCCACGCGGTTTCGATTGTCGTGTTTGCTGCCTGGTCGACGGAACCGTTTGGCTCACGGACCTGCATCTGCAAGTTGACACCGTCCGGACCAACAACTTGCGTTTCGACGTTCTTCAAAAATGACCGCATATAATCGTCGTTGCGCTCAAGGTCTCGCGAACGAAAACGTAACGACTTGAGATGCCGTTGCAGCTCGGCGTCACTGGTCAGGTTCGATGAGATCCAATCAAGCGTAAGTCGCCCCTGATCCGCGCCCTTGAAATTACGAGAGAAATTGACAGGCATCACGATGGCCGGTCGCCTGACCTGCCGCGTTGCCGTATTCGTTTTCGGAGCCGAGCGGAAACGATCGAGAAATTTCATCGCGTGAACCTCGCCCTGATTTTCCCGCTATGGCCGAGACCTGCCGCGATACGCTCGGCGCGCTTTTCTCTGGCGACCTCTGCCTTGTACTTGTCCCGCCACGCCCCCAGCTCCTCGGGTGACAATCGCGACAACGACCGACCGTTGATCGAATAACTGGCATCAATTTTTGCGGCGCGGTTTTCGAGTAGCGCCTCGATTGCATCGAGCATCTTGCGGGCATGGCTGCGGCGATCCGTCGACCCGGCAGCCGCCAAGTTCGGCAATACAACCAGCGTGCCCTTGTCCACCCGCTGGCGATCCGTCGAACCGTTGGCGGCGTACGCCTCCCAGGCGAACGCCCCCGCTGCAAACGCTGCTGTCGTCGCCGGCGACTGGTCAATCGCAAACTCATCACCGACCGCCGCCGCGACGATCTGGAAACTGTTCGTCTGGTTCGTGAAATAATATGTCAGCGTCCAAACCGACGCCGGATAGTCGGCCGTCAAGTCGGTACGATTCCACTGCCAACGGTCGCCGGCGACCAGCTCGAACGGTTCATTTTCAGCGATATCAACCATTCACCTCGACCATGATTTGACAAAGCCGCTACCACGCCTGGCGCGCTTGCCAGATTTCGATTTCGGCTTCTCTGTCTGTGCGGATGTTTCCGGGCGAACGTCTTCGAGATCCAATTGCGGATCTTCTGGCGGCGTTTCGCGATTGGCTTCTATGCGATCCCACACCGCCGGCGGCATCGTTCGAACACCAAATTTAATTGCGGCGGCCTCGGCCTGGAGCATCGTGTCAAGCGCTTCGTTCGCTTGCGTCGCATCCTTCTCCCATTTGTAGGCGATAAAGCCATCGCGCCGCTTTACGGGAACACGTCGCTCGGCCGTGAGCTGGCGGAAATATTCGTCATCAAGGTCGGATGGGAAACCGACAAAGCCGCGCTCGGCCGGATCAGATTTTTTGACGTTGCGATAAAGCGCCATTTTCAGAACCGACGCGCCGAAGTTGTAGAATCGCTTCGAGTATCTAAGGACCTTGCCGGTTCTCCGGTTGCGCTCTTTTTGAACACGAGCTAGGAGCGGCGCTGTCTCCTCGCCACGCCCGCGAACCATGATCACGCGGCCGGCTGGGTGTTTCTTCGCCCAATCGAAAACTTCCTCAGTCCAGGCGTTGCCATCTATCGCGGCCATATCGATCGATATTTCGCGGCCGACGGCGTTGCGCCATGTCGTTTCGAGGAGGTGGTTCAAGCCATCCTGCGACGACTTTTCGGAAATGTGACCGACGATGACCCCAACGTCGATTACCCAACGCCTGCGGTCTCGACCAAACCCGACAAGCTGCCACTCGACCCGGTCGCTCTGACAATCAATACCTAGTGTAAGGACAACCGCTCCGGCTGGGATGGTGCCCCGTTTATGACCGGTGGATTGTGCACGGTCGCGCAAATCTTCCCACGGCGGCGCCTCGCCTTTGGTCTCATAAGCGAGACCGATCGCATCATTCAGAAACACCTGTTCAGAGGCCGGATCGCCGGACGCGGCGAACCACTCTCGCGCGATCTGTTCCCAGGACTGCAGCGGCGAATAGGCCGACCACAAATAAAAACTGCGATGCTCGCGGGCGGCATTCGGATTTTGCGCGAACCACTCGCCATCGCGCACCATCGCCGGGCGGTGATGCTGGTTGATTTCACAGCCGCATTCAGGGCATGTGAAGTGCGCACGCTCCGGGTGATCCTCATTCAGATTGGCAAGCATGTTCGCCCAATCGAGCGCGTGCTTATGACCACAGTGTGGGCACGGCACAAGGTAGATTTCCTGTGTGCCGGCGGTGTAATTCTTCGAGATCCGGCAACCCGGCACGACCAGCGGCGTAGAATTTTTGAACACCTTCGCGAAGTCGTACGCGCGGGAACGGCTGTCCGCCTGGCGCTCCGGATCGCCGGCGGAATTGATTTCATATTTGGCCAGATCGTCTTGAACTTGACGCGGCATGGAAACCATCGACAACGAACTCGGGCTGTTCGCGCCTGAGATCAGGATCGACCCGCGCCCATCCATTCGCTCTTTGAACAAGACAGAGTCGCCGCCATCGCGCGGCCGAGACGGAAACGCCGCCTTGATACAGGCGGTTGTTTTCATCATCGGTTTTAGTTTGAGCTTCGACCAGCGTTGCGCATTGTCCTCTGTCGGATGCACATACAGGAAGTCGCACGGATCGAGATCAAGGGAACCGAGCGTAAAGATATTGGCCAGGACCGTGCCGCCAATCTGTGCTGACTTCTTGAGCGTTACGAAACGGCATGCGTCATCAGGCCCAAGCGCTCGGAGAATTTCGGAAAAGAACGGGAAGGCCTTTGGATCATAGCGGCCAGGAAACGCGGACTCGCGTTTTGAAAACTCTATGTTCTCGACCGCCCACATTTCATAATCAACGGGAGGTGGCGGCGCGATGACCTGCGCCGCCGCGAGCAATGCGACCTGGACAGGATTGGCGAGGAGCGTTGACTCCATCATCCCGCCCCCTCATCGCTGATAAGCTCGGGCATGTCAGCCGCCTGCGCCGCAAGCTGTTCGCTTGTCACGGTGCGAACGTCCCGAAATTTCTGTCGCAGCAAGTGCAGAGCATCGCGTTGCGGTATCTCGAATTGCGATGCGAATTCGTTCGCAATTTCGACCAGCCCGCTTTCGAACGCAGACAGGATTGCGCCGGCGACTTTCACCGTTGCCGCCCGCGCGTCATTGGTCGGTGTGTAAAGTCCTTGCCTGGCCTTTTCTTCCGCGATCGCGCGACGGCTTTTGGTCTCCGCTTCGATCACCTTTGCGGTGCGCAACCTTTGCTCGATCGTCGGCTCACCATTTCCGGTTTCAGCCGCCGGCTCGATCGGCTCGGCTCCCTCAAGGATCGTCGTCGCGCCGTTGCCGAGCTGCTGGCCCAGGTCGAGATTTTTTTTCAGGTCTCGGCGCGCCAGGCTCGCCCGGATCTTTGCGCGAGGACCATCACCCACAAGGGCGTCCGACCCGATGTGACCGTTGGCGATCCAGTTTGAAACCGCAGACGGCACGACATTGCAGGCCTCGGCGAACTGTGCCTTGGTCATGATGTCTGTTTCTGCCGTCTGCATGTTCATAAACTTCCCGCTTCAAAATTGACTGTGACTAGCGA